GCCGCATAATAATATCCGTCATGGTCAAAGGTTAGAGTCGTAGTTCCCGGATTTTCATCCTGAGTGCACTCTGTCAGCGCTTCGCTTGGCTCGCAAAACCAGCGTTGGGCGACACGCAGGCGGTTGGCAAAGCGAGTGCGTGAGCGTGTGTCATAACGCAAGCGAGGAGTATGCCACGGGCGTGAGCGGTGGCGTGGAAGAACTCAAGTGAACCTGACATCGAATGTCATATTATTCAGGGGAGTTAAAAATAGAAGATTTCATACACCATCATTTTATTTGAATTTCCTGTAAATGATATTCTTTGAGTATCAGATGGATTAGCATTAGAGAAGTCTAATCCTAAATAGCACTGTTGATTTAATCCATTTGCATTATCAAAAATTAACTTTTCATATTTATTAGGACTTCCAATTTTCCATAGTAGAAAATATTGGTTTGCAGCAGGTGAGGTGGATGATAAGCATTTAATGAACAATGATTTTCCGATAATTTCCGGAATTGCAAAATCTAACGTGACGTTTCCGCCATTATTAATTAAATAAGTTCCCGTATTTGTTATTCCAGTTGGTAAATTAATTCTTGGGTCTAAAATTCCATCTTTATATAAATATGTTACATTGCTTGATGAATTAATAAGTGTGTTCATTTTCTCACCTCACTTTACATTATTCAAACGAATAGACAACCAGTCAAACACAAGAGAAGAAGGATCTGTTTCAGTATATACATATAATAAGTCGTTTGTAGTTTGCAATAAGATAGCCCCTCCATATTCTGAATTAGGTGATAAACTACCTGTGGGAATGTAATTGGTAGTTACACCACTCCAATTTAAACTTGCACGGAATTTAAATTTTGCAAATGTTGAATCATTTACAAAATTAGAAATTGTTACATTTATTTTGTCTTGATTTAATTTTGAATTTGTATTAGCGATCTGTGTTTGAAAGTCTTGAGATATGATAGACTGAATAGCTTCACCGTTTGCACTTACTTGAGAAGTTAATGAAGTTAATGAAGTCTGAACACCACTAATATCTTCTGTATTTTTTGTTACGGTTGATTGTAAACTTGTAACAGTTGTAGATAAGCTTTCCACAGCAGTTTTTGCGTCATTAGCTGAATTCAATGCATTATCTGCTTTTGTACTCGCTTCTCCACCTGCTGTTTGAGCATTATAAATTCCAGTGTCAATTTTACCCATATCTGAATTGTAATCAGCTAACCATGCTGGTATGTCGTTGGCTGTAAATTGTGATAAATCATAATGCATAGTCTTATTTGTTGAGCTCATTATATAACCCTCCTTTACATTGTTAATAATGATTTTCCATTAAAGTCATATTGGTATGCTGTTAACTTTTTATTGTCGTAAGTCTGAGCTGTTAATTTCAAAGCATCATATTGCTCAGCTGTTAATGCGTCACCTTTCATCAAGTTAACAATATTATTTAAGGTTGTTTGTAAGTCTGAAATTAATCCGGTCGTTGGGTCTATAACTTTAATATCTATTAATTGAGAATCAATATAATCTTTTAAATTTTGAACTTCTAATGAAATTCTAGTATTTAAAGTGATTACTTCTGAAGTAATTCGATTATTAATCGTAAATACTTCTTGAGTTATTCTTGCATTTAATGATGAATTAAGCTGGTTTATTTTACTGATATAGTCAGCTTTTAAACTGTCTGCTGTTATGCCAATGAGATTTGTTAAATCAATATTTATTTTATCTGCATAAGCATAAACTTCCGTAATTTGTGAATCAACGTATTTTTTCAATAGTGCTATTTGTTCATCTGTGTATGACTTATAATCTTCAGCATATGAATTCATGGCGTCAATTAATTCATTAATTTTATAAACTAATTGTCCAACTTGTTCATAATAAGTAATTGAAGCATTATAAGTTAATGGTAGAGTGTTGATAAAATAGGGTATTTGTTTTTTAGGGATATTAAATTCATCAGCCATTTTTATCACGCGTTACTATTTTGTAAATAACAATAATTGTAATAATGATCATCATTGTTTCTTTCATAATAACTACCCCTTTCTATTTAAAGTATATCTCTCAAAATGTCTTGTGTCAAACTCTTAATTCTTAAATTTTCATACCGTATCGAACCAATTTCAAAAGCAAGGATTAATTGCTTAAGATGGAAACTTTTTCTTGCAGTTTTGCATAAACTGATGTTTGGTTGTGCGTCAGCACTTCTTACGCAATAATGAAATGTGCACGATGGATCAATAATTTCACTCGCATACATAATGCCATTATAATAATCTTTCCATATTCCACATTGTGAACCTTTATAATCAATTGTGAAGATGTATTTTGATGTTTCTGTTCTCTTTTCTATGAATTCTTCTTTTTCTGTCAAACTTTTATTTTCTATTGCATAGTTTGCATATTCAGTTCCTTCAATTAATTTACCAAATCTTGTTTGTTTCATTTTTTGAATGTATTCAAGGTTGCTATAATATTGAATTAAGATATCACCTTTTCTTGTGAATTCTTTATTAAGATTAGGCTTTAATTTAAAGTATTGAAAGTATGGATTAATAATAGAAATGTTATTTCCCATAAAAATTACACGAACATCATCACTCAAATTACCCATTCTTAAACGAACTACCGTTGAATAGAATTCCAAAAAACTCATGACTTCATTCGCCATATAATGAATAGCAGATTTTGCTATTAAGAATTCATCGAATCCTATTTTATTAACGTTAGGATATGGAACGGATTTTTTAGTGAGGGCAGTTGACAAGGCAACCGCCCATCCTGCTACTTCATCGTCGATAAGAAATTCTTTACCTCTTATTTTAAATTCATGATTAGGAAATTCATGTTGAATGTCTGCAAAAAATTTATTAACATCAATAAGTTCCGTTTTATATCTTCTCAAATAGATGAATTGCTTTTTATTTTTAATGAAATCATTAATCGCCCATTGTTTAAATCCGTATGTTTTACCTCCGCCACGATTACCAATAATGAAGGTAAAAAGGGCATTGTATGAAAGTGTACGATTTAAGTCTAAATAAATGCCCATTATTTCACCCCTTTTTTAAAATAGTTTTTTAAATCACTTTTGAAAAGTATTTTTTATTTGCAATGAAACTAGAATCTTTATCATCTGCACCGAATGCGATCATGTAATTTGTATCATCAGACCAAAGAATTTGAAGCGGTTTTACACATTCTACATAATGCCCCCACTCTTTTTCAAATTCGTTTTCTTTCTCTTCTGGAATTTCACTTTCCTTCCAGCCATTCAGCCCATGTTCTTTAATTAAAGAAGGATAATCAATATAAGCTTTACTCATATCAACCCGGCCAGCGATTCCGTTCACGCTTGCGCTGTTTGTGTACTGCCACATTCCACACTTGCGACTTGGCGCATTGGCGTTCCATCGTGCTAACCATAAATCATAGGGTGCAAGCATTACCATATTTAATTTTGTTCTTGTCCAATCTAAGTTAGCATAAACCATTGCATAGAATCCAGCTTTTTCTAATTCTGAACATGTATAACGGCAAATTTCAGTATTCAGTGTAATGTTATTGAGTGTTCCCATTTTGGCTTTATAGCCGTCTGCGTCTTCCATGTCAATAGCAACCGGAAGAAGTGGCTTATAATCTTTAATCAAATTAATAAATTCTTTTGCTTCTTGAACCATTTCCGAATAATTGCAAGCATAGCTATAATGATAGAAACCATACGGAATATTCAATCGTTCACATTCGGAAACATTTCGCTTAAACTGTTCATCTTCCCTGAAATGCCCCCAGCTTGAACGAATCATTACACCGTCAACTTTTCCGCTCGCTTTGACTTTATCAAAGTCAATAATTCCGTTATGTTTACTGATATCAATAATTTTCATTTTAATTATCCCTTTCCATTTTTTCGCATAATTTTGTTAAAGCTAAAGTATTATTGTTAATTGCTTCTGTTACCTTTTCCATTTCCTGCCTGTGCTGTTCGTTCAGTTTCTCAACTTCTTCCCGGTGCTGGGCTTCCTGATTAATCGAATCTTTACGATGAGATTCCGTGATATGAAAGACATACCATCCCATCAAACCGCACATTACAATCGGAAATCCGAGCGTTGAAACAATCTGAATAATCTGATTTACATCCATGTTTTATTCCTCCATTCTAATATAATAACATGAATAACTCTTCACATTCATTATACACTAAGTTATCAATGTGAACAATGGATTTAGACACAATTTTGAATAATTCGGCTTGAGTTTTACCACTTGAATTTCCGATTTTTGAATTTTCATAATTTTCATTATTTGTAACTGTTTGATTTTGATTCGTGTTTGTTATATCGCCTACTGTTCCTTGCGTAATTTCAGTAACGTAATTATTACCATTTAAATCAACCATACTTTGAGGGGTATCGCTAAACAATGTTTTATTGTCACCTGATGTTTCACTATTCGAATTAGAATTAGAGTTACCATTATTTGTTCTATTGTATGTTTCTTTCATATTAAAAGTGTTTGTTAAATCGTTTACTTTTTCAGCTTCTAAATATAGCTTATTATACATTGGCATTATAATATTTAATTTATCTTCAAGTTTCATTTTCCATAAACCAATTGTTTCAAAACCGATTTCACGCATGTAAAAATGTTTTATAAATCGTTTTTCCCATTCAATCAATCCATCTTTATTATAAAATGGAAATGTAAAATCAAATATTGCGGGTAATGCTATATCAATTTTTTGATTAACACTCATATTCCAAAATTCAGGATTATTCTGACTTGGAATTTCTACAATTGTTTTTAATTGGATTGTATAATTCGCCATTATTACACCTCACTTTCATTTTCATCATAGTCAGAATCAAGTTCTAATATTTCAGCTTCTTCTTTTCTTTCGTTTAACACTTCTTTATAAGGCTTTCTAAAGTCGACTGAAATATTTAGTCCAAACATTTCATTAATCTGATCACATGCCTGTTGTCTTGCATTCAGCATGACGAAACGCATAGCTTCCACATCGTCGCTTCCGTCTGCCTCTTCTGCAACCAATCTTTCACGCTTTTCTGCACCGTTGTTTTTAACTCCAAGAAATGTCATGGCTTCATTCCAGATTCTTCGCTTTTGCATTTCTAATTTATCAGCGACAAAAGGCGCTTTCATATCTAATAGTTTTACACCGTTTTCAATATCAATACTTTTGTTTGCAATGATAGCAGGTTCAAAATCTTCGACTTTTTTCGCCATATTTTCAATTGATAATCGTGTATTGTCATCCGTTACATAAACATAAGGCGTTTTTTGCGCATTTACATTAATATCAATCGTTCTTTCTAAACGTGCTAAACGTTCGGCAAATTGAATAATAATCCATTCTGTGTTCGTTCTTGTGAAATTATTCCAGATAAGCACAGAATCATCAATTGTATATTCAGGAAATACAATTCCGGAAGGTGTGATTGGTCTGTATAACGTTGGAGTTCTATAAACATTTAAACGTCCACCGATTGAACAATTCAAGGTTAAAAATCCTAATTCATCATCGAAAAAGAATAAGCAATAACCGAACTCAAATAAACACAGTTCCAACCAACGGACATCAACTGTTCTTGGAAGATTTTTCCATTCGAACATATTCAAAGCGATATTCTTTAATCGTTCATAATAATTCATAAATGAACGACTATTCATGATCATGCTTTTTGGAGTTTTCATTTTTAGATTAATACTTGAATTGTAAGCATTTTCGTATTGAATCCCTGTCTGTTTTTTACTCATACTATATTATTACTCCTTCCATAATCGCCGATATAATCACCATGCCATAAAGTCACACCTGAATTAAACATGGATTTAATTTGTTCCATGTAATTTGACGGCACATTTCCAGCGATTGAAATATTAATGGTTTTAACGTAATTCCATGATTCTCTGGAATTTGTTTCAGGAACTTTTAATGTGTTGACTTTGTAACCGAACATTGTAAAATAATTATCAATAATTTGACCATATTCAGGGCGTACCGATTTACAATAGGAATAAAACCCCAGCATTCGTGAAACGGCTGAAATATCGCCAGCATTTGCGCTTCCTACCATCTGATCAGGAATAATGGAATGTGTATATTGTTCTGCAAGTAATCCAGCGATATCATTTGCAGCGGACGCTATCCCACCGATTGAACCCGTTACTAAGCTTCCAGCCGTTTTAATGACAGCTTTTGTCGTTCCAATGGCAATGTTTGCCTTATTCTGAGCCAGCCAATTCTGATAGTAGTTGTTCACCCATGCGCACACTGGCCAGTCTTTCAAGGTCATCATATTTTCAAGGTTAACTCTTTCCCCTGCATAATTATTAGGTGTAGCGCTGACTTGCATATTCACTCCAAAGCCGCCCCGGATAGTTGCCGTTGGCGATCCACTAAATAGTTCATATTGCATTTCAATACCCTGACCCATACATTCAGCGACAAGGCAACAATAAGGATAACAATACATTTTATTATTTTTTGGTGTAAAGCTTAGACTTCTGCTTGCCATGTTCCACGTTTCAACACGCACCCCTTCTTGTGTACTTACAAAATTTGATGGTGCTGTAAATACCGCTACAATTGCGTTCATCTTTCCACCCTGCGCATAACTATTAATAATTTCTTTTAATGCAGTTACTGTAAATCCGTCCACACTTCCTAAGCTTGCCCAGTACACCGGAACAGGGAAACCACCGACGATTGCAGGTTCATTCCAGTATGGCTGATCTAGACTCTCCGTTGCCATAATATAAATATTTAACGGGCCAGCTGGTGAATGACTTTCAGTCGTTGCAATATATGGCCCTGTTTCTAATCCTTCCGGCAAAGTATGCCTTCCAACTGTATCATCTGCAACATGTTCTCTTTCTACAAAAGACGTTAATAATTGAATGTCAAACTGAAATGTCTGATAGGCATCTATATCAAAGTAAACCCATGCAGAATTAGAATTCATGTATTCAACATTCGTAACGAATCCGTAATACCATTTATTTCCATAATCTGCATTCTGAAACATCACATAATTGATATCAATTAAATTTTCAACATTTTCAGGAACTGCGATTCTTTTATCTTTTCTCTGATAAGTTAAATTGTTGAATTGCTTTACAGTCTTCCCTGCGAAGAAATTCATTTGCGCCTCGGCATTGGCGAATGTCATTTGATTTTTATTATCAGGAAAAAGCGGTACGCCATGCAGAAGGCGCACCGCTGTTAGTGCTGTAAATGCCATTTTGATAAATTAAGCTGAAGCAACTGTGACGGTTGCCGTTCCCGTCTTTGTAGAATCGTATGCGCTCGTTGCCGTTACGGTGATGGTCGCTGCCGTTTCATTTTCATTGATCACTAATAATCCATTGTTATCAATTGCAGTACCAGCATCTACGTTACCTGTAATACTCCATTCAACTCTTTCACTTGCCCCACCTGTCGCAACAACTGAAGCACTGAACTGCTGCGTCTTTCCTTTAGCAACCGTTGCCGTTGCCGGATCGACGGTTACGCTGGTAATGGCTGGCGTTGCCGTAGTGAAAGCAATTGCGTTGGCAAACTGCGAAGTGCTGAAAATACCCTGATGATGGAAAAAGTAATTCCAATACAAATGAAGGGCATTGTACTGTTCCGTAAAGGTGTAGAACGTATCAAAGCACATGAACCAGTCACGGTCCACCATCAGCATTAATACACCTTCTTTTTCAAGTCCTCCCAGATCGTCAACAATAACAACACGGTTCAAGAAATCAGCTTTATCCATATTGAAAGCATAAGCTAAGACTTCAACAGAAAGAATGGCTTCTGTCGCAGGTGTCATGATCAAAATCTGATCTTCCAATGGCGAATGCGTGTAAACACCCTGCGCATTGTATTTATTGGATAAGAAGGTTAACGAAGTAGCCCATGCACGGACTGTCTTCGCAATCGTTTTCGCTGAAGCTTCATCTGTCGGCTCAGTAACCTGTACAGGATAGAATAATCCTTTTGAATAATACTGATTCATCAGTTCCTTCATGATTAAGAATTCATCGTAGTTATCAGAAGTATACATCGAATCCACAATACGAGCGATTAAGTCTTCAATGCCACGATAGCTTAAGAAGGCTGTACGAAGCATATCATTATTAATCGTCTGCGTGTAAACGACCTGCATATTACGACGATGGAAGATTGCTTTAACGTCCGGGGTATGAACCTCAAATACATCCCCCGGATTATTCTGCGGTGGCGCTACCGTGTACTGCTGAGCCTTCGCGATATTGACGAAAATTTCTTCAATCGAATCGCCGAAGTTCAACATACCCCGCTTAAACGGCGCAAGTGGATTCATCCATAACTTATTCTGAATGACAACTAAGCCGATTCTATTCACTAAATTATGAAGAAATTCGTTCTGTGCTGGCTGATAATTCATCATAGCATTGCCATATTCTGCAATATTCTCCTGCGTTAAAACTGGAATTCGTGCTTGATAATCTGCCGAAGCTGTCGCCCTGATACTATTTGCCACATCTAAGACAGTGGCATTCGGCGAAATGCCCGGTAAATCGAAAGTGTTAATTGTTGCTTTTCCCATTATTCATCATCCTCTCTTTCCCGATCTTTTCTACGATCTGGCTTTTCAAATAAATTTTTCCATTCCACATTGTCTTCTACATCATCATTACGAATATCGTCACGTTGTTCTTTCATGGCGTCATCCGTTCCACGCAAGAACATAGTGGTATATTTTTCACGTAATGTTTCATAACGACCTTTCCATGTTTCGCCTGCTTCTGTTAATCGCTCGATATCCTCACGATATCCATCTCTTTCTTGTGTGCGATCGTTAATCTCGCGTTCCATTTCTTCATCATCACCACGTAACCGATCAACCATTGAACCCAATACTGTTACATCATCACCGGATTTCAGAATGTTTTCATAAATGCTCATTCGTTCATCTCTTGTCATTCTTGGCATATTATCACCCCTTTCCTATCCTTATTATAATCTGACTTATAAAATTAAGCAAGAACAAAATATCACAAGTAGCATCATAAATATCATCATTCCGCTCACTGTTTCTGTCTTTGTGAATTTCATCCAGGTAAACAAACTTAACATTGTAATTAAAACTGAAATCAAAAATACATAAATTAACATTTTCTTATCCTCCTAATAATTTAATTTCATACCATTCTTAACCCTCATTTTACCATTGACTTTTAATTGGATTACATCTGTGATATTATACTCGTTTGTATAACGCTTACCATCAGACAATGTAAAATAAAATTTTACACGGTCTTTAAACACTCTCACGTTTTGAACTTCTAAATCATACCAATGAGCCTGACCATAAATGTCAGTTAACATTTTTACTTTCATTCTAACCACCCATCGTAAATAACAATACAATTTTCATCATTAATCTCTCTAATGTTAAACTGTATTACTAAATCCTGATCACATAATTGTGATAAAATTTTTAAATCATTAATTGTATTAATCTTAATGTAAATTTTACCATTCTTTTCTTTTAACTTAAAGCCGTTTATATTCAAAAATGGTAAATATTTAAATGGGATATCGTAACTAGAATCAACTAATCTAAAATTCATTTTTATCACCTCAATTTATAAGGACTTTCTACAAGGACTATTCCACCTTGAACATGCTTCGGCATTAATCTACCATCTGCTTTTTCAAAACCTACATGAAAATTTTCCCATGTCACTAATTCTTTCAAACTATCTGGCATTCCTGCACATTTCACGTTTAATTTTCCGTCTATTTCTTCGATGTATGTCTTTTGTCTGATGAATCTTGCTCGTGTAAAATGACTTTCCAGTTTCCAATAATTCAATTTCTTGTCATCAACTTCAATGCTAGGAATATCTGTGGCTGTAATATGAATTGAATCAGTGTCAGCGTAACAGAACCGATCATAAACCGATTGAGCTGTACGAATAATCTTATCTCTGGCCCATGCAGTTATAAATACTCCAAGTGGCGTATACTCTGGTTCTCTTGTTTCTGGTTCACCTAATTCATAACGAACAATTCCATTTTCCAAGTAAGGAACTTTTCCTGTTACGTCTGGTCGTGTTGCGAATTTTCCATACAAAGAATTTAACATCAGCTTTGCCAATTGTTTAATTGCTCCTTCGCTCGTCATTTTGATATTCATCCAATAATCTATATATTGATCAAATACTCCTTGACAGGCTTTAAATTTATAGCCATCGATATATTCAATTCCGCCTATGATATCATAATGTTCTAAAAATAATTTTAAATCAACATTTGTCAGAACCATCTGCACTACTTCTTTACTGTCTTCAATATACTCATTCATAGCGAACATTAAGTTCTTTTTCAACTGAATTGTTGGTAAATGATTCGGCTTAACCTTAAATCTGCACTCAATCTTTTGAATATACAATGGATATAATTCATCTTCTTGATATTTCCCTGTAAAATATTCAGGTCTTCCATAAGGCAACATTCTATGAACCATCATCGACGGATACATAGAATTCATATCATATACTAATCCTTCGCCTAAATCTTTATCGGCAATTTTTGGATTACAATATGTCCATCCACCCCGGTATGCTAATCGAATAGAACTATCCATTTCTAAATCCAATACCGGAAATAATTGCCTGTATTTTTTCTTTCCAATTAACTCTTTAAAATAATTTAAAGCGTCTGCGCCGTTTGTCATTTTAGTTAACCCTTGATCGAGCTGAACCGCCAAAGCCTGCGCAACAATACAGACATCATTATGAATGTATTCAATTTCTTTTTGTGTGAGTTCATGACCAATTGCACGATACTCATTATAATCAATTTCCAGCTTTGACATTTCTAGATGAAACGCCTTGGCGATGTTTGTGACACTGAATGGTAATTTCTTTAAACTGTCATAGATAACAACTTTGTTAACGCCTTTTTTACGCCTTTTGTAAACAATTTCTATTGAATAAAACTGACCCATTCTTGATATCAAAGTTGAAAACTCTTTTTCCTCCGGCTTCTTTGAATGTTTAAATCCATGATTTAATAGCCAATGAATAATGAATTCACCATCAAATTTCAAATTGTGGAAATAATAGATTGCCTGATTCTTTTCTATAAATTCCATGAAATCATCAAGACTATTACCATAATGAAAGTTATTAATATTTCCTACTTCGGCAATCGCATAAGCCCAAACGCGACAATCATCAGGATTCGTTATTGTTTCAAAATCAGCACAATAGCGAAGCATATGCTAAGCTCCAAAAATCATGTTTAAATATCCTAATTTACTATCATATTCAATTTGATCATCATAGTTGAAATCAAAATCTACAATATCCTCTGTTAAATATAATTGTTCAAATTCTTCCGGTGACATTTCATTCACCTTATCAATAATAGCATTAGCATTAGAACCAAAAACATTTTGAAGAGATTTTATATAGTTATTCTTGAACAAATTCTGTGTTTCTAATTCATATTCATCACGTGCCCTGTTCGCTGCTTTTTCTGCATAATTCTCAACATCTTGAGCTGTTTGCAAAGTTTGCCATCGCTTTTTGAAATCCATATCCCTCAAATAATCATAGCGAGGGTCTAACATTAAACGACGATCAATAACTCTTGTATCTGTCTTCTTTCCTCTGGAGGTAAAAGTTTTCTTATCAATCTTATTTAATTTCCGCTTATTGCGACGATTGATTTTTTCTACATCCTTTTTAATCTGCTCATATTCTTCACGACGCAATACAACGCCATGAGGATTTTTAACATATCGGAAATTACGACGATCAATAAATTTCTTTGATTGCTTTACAAACTCATTGTATTCTTTTCGAGTTCCAAACTCTTTAATAGGCTTTGTCTTAATTTGAAGTTCAACGCCGAATTCCTTTTTAATTCTACTTTTCTTATTCGATATAGATTTATTTAATCGCCTTATTTCTGCCTGTTGTTTGGCAGTTAACTTAAACTCTTTTGCCATAATCTATTTCCTTTCTTTGATTAAAGCAAAAGCCCGCCGAAGCGGGCTATATTTTAAAGTTTACTTTCGTCTACTTCCAAAATCAGCTTACGCCCTTTACCCGCCTTAATCCGTTGTGGAATAACTGGTAATGGTTCTTCCCAACTGGAAGGAAGACCGAAGATTCCGAAAATCTTATTCAAGGATTCAACTACACCCTTTGAAATACAGGCGTAACGATTGCCTTCTGAATCAATCAAAATTGTCCTTGTTACGTTATTCATTT